TGAAAAATTTAAACAACAAAATCCAGGACAAGAAGCAACTGCTGATGCACTTGCAAAATTTAGAAATGAATTGATAAAAGCTGAAAAAGATATGCAGTTAACTCCGGGAACTACTGGAGGCGAAAAGGCACTTAATGCATATATAGATGGTTTAAGAACGCTTCAATTTACTGCGGCAACCTTGCAAACAGAAACACTTAGAAGAATTTTTACAAACATAGGCGATATATCAGAGTTAGTTGCAAAACAAGTAGAAGGAGTAGACGTTAGTGAAATGGTCAAAATGGCTATTAACACAAGTGAAGGTGCATTAATGAATCTAGCTCCTACTATAGGAATGAGTGACGAAGAAAAAGAGTTGTTTATTGCACAAAGAAATGCTATTATAAAAGCAAATGAATTAGAATTAGCTGCAGAATCAGCATTAGCCAACAACAATAAAGATGAATCCGACAAATTAACACAGCAAGCACAGGAACTATTAAAAGCAGTAGATTTACCAGATACAACTGCGTCAGCTATTAAAGAATTAATAAGCAGTGCAAATCAAAGTATTGCAAGTGCTATAGAAGCAAATCTTGTTACACTAAATGCAGAAAATGTTATTATAGACGGCGAGATGAACGATGAGATTATTAAAAGAATTATAGAACAGCTAAAAAATAAAAATGTGTTTAGCACAGGAACAATGGGTGCAACAGGACAACTATTTAAGAATTTTGGAAAAGAAACTTTTGCAGCATTGCATGGTATAGAAGCAGTTGTTACTCCTAGTCAGATGCAAGATATAGTAAGAAATAGTGCAATGGGGGCTCTACAAGCGGCCCAAGCATCGTATGCCGATCAAGGAGTTGCCAATAACGGAACCGCAATGTTAAATGGAATGTTAAATACAATTAAGACAACTATCGGAGATGGTGGTGCAAATAACAATCAGGCAAATGCTTCTTTAGAAGCTCTAAAGACTGCTATAATGAATTTACCTGGTAACATGCGAGGACCTATGGAAGAAGCATTAAATAACACACTTTCACAACCATTAACACAACTAGTTGATACAAGTAAACAAAACGTAGATATGAGCGATAGAATAAGAAAAGGTTTTACTACGCTATCCGGTGACTACATGAGAGGAGCGTAGAATGAGTTGGAAAAAATATTTTACACCTGTTAAGACGGGAGATAATCCAAACGGAGTATACAGTCCTATTGCTGGCAGAGCCAGTTCAGGATTAGCAGGTCCTGCACGGTCAAACTATTCGTCATATCTTCCAGATGTGTATGTAGGTTCACCTAATCGTGTTGAACGTTACGGTCAATACAACACTATGGATAACGACAGTGAAGTTAATGCGGCACTTGATATTCTTGCAGAATTTTGCTCACAAATAAATGACGAAAACGGAACTAATTTCAAATTTAATTTCTTTAAGAGTGCTACAAATTCTGAAGTAACTATTCTTGGACAATATTTAAAACAGTGGTGTAAAATACAAAAATTTGAAACACGAATGTTTAGAATTTTCCGTAATGTTTTCAAATACGGCGATGGTATTTTTATAAGAGATCCAGAAACAAACAAATGGTATCATATAGATCCTGCAAAACTTACACGTATTATTGTTAACGAATCAGAAGGTAAAATACCTGAACAATATATTATAAAAGATTTTAATTTGAATTGTAAAAATTTAGTTGCTACTACACCTTTCCAAACATCAGGTAACATTACAGGCGGAGGCAATCCTAATACTGGATATTTCACTGGTAGTGGTAGAGGAATGGTTGGTAATCCGCAACAACAAGCCGGTTCAAGATTTAATATAGAAGATGGTGAAACAGCAATTGATGCAAAACATATTATACACCTTAGTTTAAGTGAAGGACTTGATCAAAACTTTCCATTTGGTAATTCACTACTTGAAAGTATTTTTAAAGTATACAAACAAAAAGAATTATTAGAAGATGCAATTATTATTTACAGAGTGCAGAGAGCACCTGAAAGAAGAGTTTTCTACGTTGATGTGGGTAACATGCCATCGCACTTAGCGATGCAATTTGTAGAACGTGTTAAGACGGAAATACATCAAAGACGTATCCCATCGTCAACAGGGGGCGGCCAGAATGTCATAGACTCATCATACAATCCTCTATCAATCAACGAAGATTACTTTTTCCCACAGACAGCTGAAGGCCGCGGCTCAAAAGTTGAAACACTACCAGGAGGAACTAACCTAGGAGAGATTGATGATCTTAGATACTTTACTAATAAGCTCGTACGCGGCTTACGAATTCCTTCCAGCTATTTGCCTACGGGTGCTGATGACGGAGCAACTTCATTCCAAGATGGAAGAGTTGGAACTGCATACATTCAAGAGTTAAGATTTAATAATTATTGCGAACGACTACAAGGATTGATTATTGAAGAATTTAATCAAGACTTTAAGAGGTACTTGTTAGACAAAGGTGTAAATGTTGATACATCAATGTTTGACCTTGAGTTCCAGGAACCACAAAACTTTGCCGCATATAGACAAAGTGAACTTGATAATGCAAGAGTACCTACATTTACGCAAATGAGTGCTATCCCATATATGTCAAATCGTTTTGCACTTAAACGTTTCTTAGGAATGAGTGACGAAGAAATAGCAGAAAATGAACGTATGTGGAGAGAAGAAAATGACGAAGCTCTTGGTGCACCACAAACTGATAGTGCAGGAGAGATGAGATCAACTGGTATTAGTTCAGCAGGAATGGCAACTGACATGGGAGACATGGAAGATGTTGGCGGAGATGAACCTGCTCCTGAAGATGGCGGCACAGATACTCCGCCAGAAACTGCTACTACACAAGATGTTGGAGCAGGAGCAACAGCACCAGCAGGCGATCAGACAATATAAAGTATAAATAATACTATGATACTAAGAGAACTTTTTTATTACGACAAAGAAACATTTGAAATGTCCGACGATGACTCATACGAGCCAGAGTTTGATACTTCTATTCTTAAAAGTTCTGACACACGTAAAACACGACTTACCTTACGCCAAATAAACCGTTCACGTAAAGCATCTGAACTACATACTAAAGAACAAGCTAATGAGCTTGAATTTGTAAGACAGATGTATGGACTAGCTTCGCAAGCGGCTATGTCCGGTGACGGTATTTAATGAACAGGGCATTTGTACTAGGAAACGGCACAAGTAGAAAAAATTTAGATTTAGAAAAACTTAAATCTAAAGGCAAGATCTACGGCTGTAATGCACTATACAGAGAATTCACTCCAGATTATCTAATTGCTGTAGATGTAAAAATGATTTTGGAAATAAATCAATACAAATGGCAATACGATAACATAGTATATACTAATCCAAACAAAGCATACAACAAAATGAGACATCTAAACTTCTTCAATCCTTCAAAAGGTTGGAGCAGTGGTCCCACGGCATTATGGTTAGCAAGTCAGCACAAATATGATGAGATATACATTATAGGATTTGATTTTCAAGGACTTGACAACGGAAAAGTATTAAACAACTTATATGCTGATACTAGGAACTATAAAAAAGCAAATGAACGTGCTACATATTTTGGTAATTGGCTTAGACAAACAAGAACAGTACTAATAGAAAATCCAAAAATAAAGTACTTTAGGGTTATACAGCCAGATAATTTTTGTCCACCGGAACTAAATACTGTTGATAATTTAAAAACAATATCATATGACATTTTTTACAAAAATATGTAAAAACGACCCAATTTTTCTAAAATGGCTCGTTTTGAGCCTATATCTACGTATATTTTCTCCCTAATACTAAATAATAATGACAGCCTTACCATAGGTAAAACATTTATAGGAGAAAAAAATGGCAGATCTTAACAAATTTGAAGAAATGCTTGAGCGCCTTGTTAACGAAGACAAAGAAGGTGCGGAAGAGCTTTTCCACGAGATTGTGGTTGAAAAATCACGTGAAATTTATGAAAACCTACTTGAAAATGACTTAGCAGAAAACGACGAAGAAGTCGAAGAAGCTACAGATGATGAAGAAGTAGATGAAGCATCAAAAGATGATGACGAAGAAACAAACGAAGCAGCTGATGAAGAAGTTGATGAATCAGATGACGACAAAGACGAGGAAGTTAAAGAAGACTTTGACTTAGACGAATTTGAAGTTGAAGCTGATCCAATGGACATGGGCGGCGATCCAGCAGACGACATGATGGGCGATCTAGAAGCAGGCGACGACGACGAA